TACTTGACCCGAAGTCTAGTGTGTTTGCAGACGAAAACCGCGTCAACATAAAAAGTGAAGATTATGTTCAGTTACCATTTCCAACACAGCTTACTGATAGTAATAATTTAGACATAGGTCCTTTTGAAAGAGATCTGTTTGCAGCTACTATAGCTAATAAACTAAAGCCATTTGCTCAAAATGGAACCGGCGGAACACTTCAGTCATCAATGAACTCGTTAGGTAGTGCTGCATCTCGAGGCCTCGATAGTGTAATGAACTTTGTGAGCAGTGGTGGTCAAGGAGGAGGTGCTGCCGTTGTGGGCGCTGTAAATGGCATGTTAAATTTAGATTCTACAAACGTAATGTCTGGTGCTCAATATCTTTTAAGATCAAAACTTGGGCAAGTCTTTGGTGGTGAGGTAGGTAGAACGTTAGACAATGTAACAGGCCAAACCATTAACCCGAGAACCACGCTTGCATTTAATGGCGCGCAACTTAAAAACCATTCTTTTACTTGGGAACTATATCCTTCAAACAGACAAGACACTAAGAATATTAAAGCGATCGTAGACACCATAAAGAAAAACGCATTACCAGGTGTAAGAGACTTGCCTGGAATTAAAAGAGCTTTCCTGCAATATCCAGCAATAGTTAACATTTTACTATTTGGTGTTAACAGTGATTACTGGGTTCAATTTAAACCTGCTATGATTACAGATTTTACTATAGATTATGGCGGAGGTGGATTAGTGAGTATTATGAGAGGCGGAGTTCCAGCTGCTGTTAGTATCGGCATAAATTTAACAGAATTAGAAATTCATACAGCTGAAGAATATGGAGCAGGTGATTTGGATCAAGTTCCAGCACAGACCTTTACTGAAGACCCATTTGATTTCGGCGTTTGATGTAGGAGTAACACAAAAATGGCAAAATATTTTCAAAGCTTTCCAAAAGTAGATTACGATGGTGTAGAAATTCGTGATATTACAAGGCGCAATCAATTTATTAAAAATGTTTCTACAAATCCTCTTGTTTATCTTCCTTACACTGTAAAAGAAGGTGAAAGAGCAGAAGATATTGCTGATTGGTATTATGGTTCTACAGATTATACATGGCTTGTATACTTAGCCAATAACATTATAGATCCTTATAATCAATGGCCAATGTCTATAGAAGAATTTAATAATTACATGATTGAAAAATACAGAGAACAAAGCGGCAAAACTGGCAATGATGTTTTAGTATGGGCTCAAGAAGACCGTGAAGATAACGTAGTATATTATTACAGAGAGGTTTAATAAATGGCTGATATAATCCAGTTAGCACCAGAGTCTTTTAGAACTATCTACCTACGGCGCGAGGATAGAGTTATTTTGCTAACTGAGGCTGGCAGAAAAATTATTATTAAACGTATTATTCCTGAGGAATGGAAACCGTGGAGAGTGTTTGATGAAGAAGAAGCAAATAATGATAATAGAAAAGAAATCTTTTTAATTGATCGTAAGTATTTGCCTCAAGTAGTAAAAGAGTTTTCAGAAAAAATTAAAAATAACACATGACACAAGATACTTCAACAAATCCAAGTTATTCTATAACTAAAGCCCAGCTTAGATTGTATGGTGCTAAAAGCGCATCTGTGTTAGGCGGAGGCCGTGCTCAAGATTTTGTAGATATATCTGAGATGATTATTAAATGTGTTATTACTCAATCTATAGAAAGTCCAAGCATAAGTATTATATTTACTGTAACTGATGCTATTGGATTACTTGAAAACGCTCCGTTACGTGGCGAAGAAACAATAGATTTTAGTATAAAAACACATGACACTGGCACAGAAGTAGATTTAAAATTAGTCGTCTATAAGATTGATGGCTTTACTGTAAATGATGGACAAGACAAAGCCAGTTATGAATTGCATTGTATTACAAGCACAACCTTTGCAGCAAGTCAAAAAGAAATTGTCGCTGCTTTTAAAGGCACGAGTAATCAAATAGCAAGCGATATTTACTCAAACTATAACGCCGGTGTATCACCATCTTCACCAAACTATCTCGACGAAAATAATAAAGTGTTTCCGTTTGCTTCGGCAAAATTTAATAATCAAGAAGATAATAGATTTTTCTATGTTCAACCGGGTACTCATATTCATAAATTAACTATACCGCGTTATAGGCCAGCAAAAGCTCTCAAATTTTTAGCATCAAAAACGTACTCTTCCGAGGCTAAAGGTACATCCTTTAGATTTTTTGAAAATCTATTAGGGCATTACTTTGTTACAGATGAATTTCTTTTAGCAAGAGGTGAAACCAGAAATTCAGAAGAGTCGTCTGCAATTAGTTTGTTTTATTCGCCGATAGCAAGTTCAGATCCAAAGTACGTTGAAGATCAAATTAGTAGAATTGATAATCTTGTACAAACCTCAAAAGCTGATACACCAAGTGCAATGTATGGTGGCGCTTACAAAAGCGAAGTTTTAGAAATAGATTTAATTAATAGAAAAACAAATTTAAAAAGGTTTGATATTAATAAAGACGGTACAAACTTTATTGACTCTAGTGGAACAACGCGCAAATTAAGTAACGATCCTCACACCGAAGAATTTGCTAATGATGTATTTAATTTTGATATTTCTAAAAGATTTCATGTTATAAAAACATATCAAGAACCAGGTGATTTAATGTTTGCGGGAGGTCTTCAAAACGATCTTTATGTATCTGAAATTATACAAAGACGTGCTGCATATAATTATCACTTGCATTCTCATCCAGTAATAATAAATTTAAAAGGTAGATTAGATATTACTGCAGGAAGAATACTAGATTTAGATGTTCAAGGCTTTATGTCAGACAACCGTGCAGACCGAGATAATAACCAGCTTTCTGGAAGATATTTAGTTCATTCTATAAGTCATGAATGTAAAGATGATATTGTAACCACATCTGCTAGATTATCTAAATTTGATTGGAGTAAATAATGGAAACAGGAATAGGATTAAAAAATCCACTATTTTTTATAGGTGTCATTGAAGATAACGACGATCCGAGAAAAGAAGGTAGAGTAAGAGTACGCGTGTTTGGTGCACATGGAACACTTGAAGATATTCCGACAGAAGATCTTCCTTGGGCTACGATGATTAAAGGGGACTATGATCCAAACGGATTTGTTCCACTTAATAGCTTTGTGTTTGGCTTTTTTGTTGATGGCAGAGAAGCTCAGTATCCAATGATATTAGGACTAATTCCATCTGCAATGGCGGAACCTATAACATATGCACAAATTGCAAAGCAAGGATGGGGAGTTATTCCAGAAGGTGAAGGATCAGATAGACGAGCCGCTGGGAGTACGCCAACAGATGTTAATCAGCCTCAAATGAGTAGAGAAGCTCGCGGCGAGTATGTAGAAGAAACTTATGTAGTACCTCAAGCTATTAACGCGGTTGAAGAAATTAAAATAGCTGGTTCTGAAGAAACTTGGGCAGAACCAGCACCAGCCTATAACGCACAGTATGGTTATAACCGAGTGATTAAAACTACTCAACATACAATCGAATTAGATGATACACCTGGCGCTGAAAGAATTAACATTACACACGGAACCTCTGGCGCTTATGTTCAAATAGACTCAAGAGGAACGGTCGCTCATAAAACAACAGGCACTAAATATGATGTGAATGATCAGAACCAGCACATATACGTCGGTGGTAAAAATATCGTAACTATAATGGGTGACAGTTATGTGTACGTAGATGGTAATAAGATTGAAGAAATAAAAGGTGATTATCAACAAATTATTCGCGGAAACGCACGAATAGGAGTTGGTGGTCAATACACTTTAAATGTAAGTGATCAAATACAAGCCAGAGCAGCTGATGTTAAGATAGAGGCAGACACTGGTACTTTATCAATTTACGCAGAAAAAGAAATGCAAATTGAAGCTGGAATTGGCATGTATCGTAAAGCTCCTTTTTTATGGGATCAAGCTACATCTAATATGAATATACGTGCTAACAACTTAAATATGTCAGCTGATACTGATTTAAATATAAGAGCAAACGACGGCAATTTAAATCTTTTCGGCGGGGCAGACGTAAGCATGTTATCAGATGCAAGTCTTCAAGTTGAGTCAAATGGTAACATAAGTGTTACCGCATCTAGCACCGTGTATATTAATGATTATGTGAGTATGGCTGAAGGTGGAAACGATAGTGCTACAGAAGCTGTATATTCAGAAGAATCAATATCTGCTGCCAGAGTTGAGGCACCAGAACCACCAGCAAAAAGCACAGCAACTACATCAGAAAAAGCCAATAGGGAATCACTTTCTACTACTGGTATCACTAGCCAAGATGAAGGGACCTTAGTCTAATGGCAAGATCTTGCGAACCAATAGATTTTAATTCTAATACAAAAACGTCTAATCAGCTTACTATTGATGATGCTATTCCTAATAGTAATTACACTAATGATAAAGGCATGTTTACTTTACAACAAATAGATGTTATTGAGCTTAATTTTAGAAATAACATTGTTGCTGATACAAAAGGTAATAACTTATCAAAAGCCGTCGAAAATTTTCCTAGTTTTTATGAAGACTTAAACTCAGTTAACGCAAATGTATTTAATGCAACAGCAAGAGAAATAGCAGTCGACTTAGATGCAACAATATTAGTTAACCGAATAGATAGCGGAAGAAAAATTACTCCTTTTGAATTTGCTGAGTTTATTACTGATAATTATTTTACTCCTACCGCTGTTGCAACTGGATTAGCAGGTGGACGAGGACAAAGTAAAAATTGGCTTAATTCTATTAACTGCTGGTTTTCTGGCCCTGCAGGTTTTTATAATAAAGTACTTGGAGGCGCATGCGATACAATTGGTAAAATATATGCTGGTGTTGCTTTGTTTGATGCTTTACAAGACGGAGTTAAAGACGCATTAGAAGCTTTAACTAAAATTAAAAACATAGAAAATATACTACAAGCAATCATTGATAAAATAACGGTGCAAAATCTTATTAACGCGGTAAAAGGCGCAGTTGCAGGTATTATACAAAAAGCTATTGACTGCGTAAAGATGGCAGTTATGAGTTTTGATCCATTTTTAATTCTAGGCAGAGGCGGTCCAGTTCCAAGTTATGCTTTGGGTAGAACCATAGAGAATGCTTTGTTACAAAAAGAAAAAATTTTAGACACTTTAACAGATGACTTTTCAAAAACTATTACAACAAAAATAGAAAAACTTATTGATTATAGTGTTAATTTGTTTGCTAATCCTTCGGTAGAAGAAATAGAATATTTAATGTCTCGTTTTTGTGGATTTACATCGCAAGTTGGTTTGGAAATAGAATCACTTAAAGAACCTCTTACTAAATTTGATAGGAGAGCAACCGCAGTTAGAGATACTGTCCAGGCTTCTTCTAGAATTGTAACTGCGCAGGCTATTGAAAGTGGAAGAGCAGTTCTATCTGATCCTGATCGTGCAGAAGTTATAAATAATACAAGAGAAGATTGGGCTGACACCGGGCATATGAGAGAGTGGTATGATAGAGATCCGAACAGTCAAAATAATGTTGAGATGATTACATTTGAAAGTATAATGGACGATAGTAATGGAAAAATATGGTCATCAAAAAGCCAAGGATGGTATACATTTTATAGTAATCCATCAGATGCTTGGTATCAGGTGAGTTTGAAAACTAGAGAAGCGTTAATAAGAACACAACGAAGATTTGGAATAAAACTGCAAATAAAAAGCATGTTTAGAAGTAGACCTTATAATGATTATGTTCGAGAGCTAAACAAAAAAGCCGGTAAACCACCGGGTGAAAATGGCAGTTATGGCGTAGCGTTTAACTCAAAACATATAGATGGGTTGGCTTTTGATATAACTTGGGTTGGTTTCAATAGAACATCAGTTAATACATTTTTGGATATTGCCGAAGAAGAAGGTTTTTTAGCTAGAGTTCCATATTTTCGCAGTGGGTTTGTTCACATAGATACGCATTCAAAAAGAACTTGGGTAGGTAATTAAAAATGGTAGTTAATTTAGTCACAGGAAGATCGAAAAAAATATCGATTTATTCTGATTTTAAAAAGGATCTTCAGATTAGTCCGCTATCAGATGACTTAACACTTTTAAAAGACGAAGACGCAGTAAAAGAAGCTATTAAAAATCTTATTCTTACTGATAAAGGTGAAAGATTAATGAGGCCATCCGTCGGTGGTAATGTTAGGGCAATGTTGTTTGAAAACATTACTCCGGTAACTTTAAAAATAATAGAAGATCAAATAAGAACTGTAATTGAGTTATATGAACCAAGATGTAAATTAATAGACGTGTCAGTTACAACAACATCAAACGAAAATAACTTGGCAGTAAAAGTACAGTTTTACATCGTTAATCAAGAAATGCCAATAGAGCTAGATATGTTTTTAGAGAGGACTCGATAATGGCTAAACTAAATGTTGCAGAGTTAGATTTTGCTGCTATAAAAGAACAATTCAAAACGTATCTAAAAGATCAAACACAGTTTAAAGACTATGATTTCGAAGGCTCAAACATGAGTGTTCTGTTAGATGTTTTATCATATAACACTTACCAAAATAACTTTTACACTAATATGGCTATTAACGAAATGTTTATTGATAGCGCAGTATTACGTAACTCTGTTATTTCACATGCTAAAGAATTAAACTATCTTCCAAGATCTAAAAAGTCTGCAAAGGCTGTAGTAACTGTAAGAATTATTGATGATACTATTACTGGTACAACAGTTAATATTCCACAATATACTCCTTTTACTACATCTTACTTAGGAGAAACATTTGAGTTTATTACAGAAAAAGCTTATGTTGCTCGGGCGATTACGCCAGGTGTATTTGAAAGCGGAGAGATAGAAATATTCGAAGGAACTATGCTAACAAGTTTTGAGCGCGAAGGTTTCTTTCTTGACGACGAAGGTATTTTGAGAGTTAATCTTACGAACGAAAATGCAGACGTAGACTCAATTGAAGTATTCGTTGATGCTGAAGCTACAGATGATCAAAACGTATTTGTAAGAGCAAATGACATTTTTGGTGTAGGACCAAAAGATAAAGTATTTTATGTAGAACCTTATTATGATGGAAGATACTCAGTATATTTTGGGCGTAATGTATTTGGATTACAACCATCCGAACTCGAAGATATTCGTGTAAAATATCGTGTTACTAACGGCGCTAGAGCAAACGGTTCTCGATCATTTACTATTAACTTAACAACTGATGGATCTTCTGTTGTAACAACAGTAGCTCAAGCTACAGGCGGATCTGAAGAAGAAAGTATTGAGAGCATTAGATTTGCTGCGCCAAAATCAATACAAATACAAGAAAGAGCCGTTACTGCTTCTGATTATAAAAATCTTTTAAAGAATAGATTTTCAGAAATTGTTGCGGTTGCTGCGTATGGCGGGGAAAAGCTAGAACCACCTCAGTTTGGAAAGGTTGCGATTTCTGTTTACCTTGGCCAAACAAACGATCTTTTATCTAAAACCCAAGCGGCAACTTATATTGATTACTTATCGGATAGAACGCCGT